ATGTAAAGGTTGATGGGTTGAACTTCAGTTGTCCTGCATAACCTGTCGGTCCTACTGGACGGTTCTTTGTGACCAATAGCTTAGTCGTGTTGCGTTCATCAGCATCCTCAGATAGCTTGTCACGCTTTAGGTCCACGACAACAGACGCACGTTGTTCGATCATGCGGCAGTACTTGACAGCACCATCATCGTTTGTGTGTCCGATAGTCACGATACCAACCCCTAGTTCTGCTGCCAACTTGGACAGCCTTACTGACAGGTCAGCTAGGAACTGTTCCTTGCTTTCTTCTGCCGCTACACCTGCACTGATGTCCTGTATCGGTTCGAAGAACACATACTGTACACCACAGGCTTGTGATAGATACCTTATCTGAGACAATAAGTCAAGGGGGTCATCCTCATCATTCAAATAAAATTGGTATAGTCTCTCGTCTTTAGTCAACTCTTCGATAGCAGCCTGTACAAAAACGTCTGCACGTTTGTCTTCGATCAAGTCCTTGCGTGTAAGGTTATCGTTCAGGCGGTACGACACCAACCCTAGCAGTGAACGTAGTTTAGTTTCTTCCATGTGCCATATGGCTATCTTGATATCAGGGTAATGACTCAGGATACGGTACTCTAGGTAGCGCATGAACTCTGTCTTACCGATACCTGTCTGTGCCTTGAACAGGGTAAAGTGTCCCTGCATCAAGCCCAAGCACATCTCGTCAAACTCTGCAAGCCCTGTCTCAACATAGACATGATCATCTGCCTTGTTGTATAGGCTAAGGAACTGTTCAGTTGTGTTGATCACATTCTCTGGTGTGTACTTCTTAGCATTGAACCAAGCAGCCCTGAACTCTTGGGTAGCACCCGCCTGTAGGAACTCGTTAGCATCCTTGTACTTGTCGTGTGGTACACGATAGACTTTGTTCGGGTACATCTTGGCAATCTTGTGGGCAACTGCGTTCCCTGCCTCGTCGTTGTCGATTGACAATACGATCTTGTCGAAGGATGACAACCAGTCGTGTACGTTTTCCCACAGCTTGCGTGATGGTTTAGCTGAGGGTAGAGACACTACAGGGTTCGGGTACTTGGGGTTGTGCATCATCTGATAGACAGACATAGCATCCAACTCGCCCTCTGTAATGGTCACAGTCTTGGATGTCCCTGCGTTCCATAGGTTCATACCGAATAGTTCGTCTGACTTGAAGCCATCCTTGGCACGGAAGTCTTTCGGGAATAGTCGGGACTTGATACCGCCTGATGGATATACATAGTCCTGATACTGTTCCTCACCCTTGCTGTTCAGGTAGGTGTAGCACCCGAAGAACTTCATTGTATCTGCTGTGATGCCACGCATCCCACGATAGATAGCTGTCATCTTTTCTAGTGTGACCACTTCGACATCTTTAAATGCTCTGTCGATCCGTTGTTCCATATCATCTCCTGCTTCCCAATATTCGCAACCGAAACAATAACCATGACCGTCGTCGTATCGTGCGAGGTTGTTCTTTGAACCACACTCAGGGCAGGGTTCATGTTTGACAAATACACTGTCACTCTTCATCGTATCCATAGTCTTTCCTTCCATACGGTTCGTCGTTGTATCCGTTCCAGTATGCAGCTTTTTGTTCTTTTGTCAATCCTTTTATTATCTTTCTACGATACCCATAGTATGCATCATTGGCACCTGCCTCATAACATGATTCTAATGTGTATTCATTTTTCATCTTGACAATCCCGAATTTCTTCGTATAATAGGGCTGTGCTCTGCACAGGGTCTATATAACTATTAATATTATCCGTGTACAGATCATCAGGGTTTTCCATCAACTCTATTGTTTCATCATAGTGCATCTGGAACCAGTGGTTTCTATATGGTGTTTGCATTAGAATGGTACCTCTTCATCTTTCTTTGTTGGTTTCCAGACCATATCATAGTTGAACATGGCAAGCAAGAACTCTTTAAGGGTCCGTCCGTATAATGAATGTGACATAAGGCACCCGTTCTTTCATACGTTGATATTCTCTTTCAGATGTGTAAGGCGTTGAGCAGAACTCAAGTCCATTAGTGTCTAGCATTACTATTCTTTTCATATCCGAATTTCCAGTTCTTGTAACAGTTCCAACAGTGGTCCTTGCCTAGCACATGGTCTATGTAAAAGACAAGGTTTCTCTGGTCATTCAGGTACCAGACGTAGTTTCTTGCACTGAATGTCTGAAAGGGTTGACCGCCAAGTATTGCGTTCAAGGTGACTGACAACCCTATCCCGATGTTGTAGAGATACTTAGGCATTTAGCATTGCTGCAATTTGTTTTGCTTTGTTCTTGCTGACTGGCAAGACACCAATCTTTAACAAGACTTGGATACGATAGATCACACGTTGATCGTACTCGTTTAGTTCGTCTGCGATCTGACGGATTGACTTGCGGTAATAGTCCTTGACAAGTGCCTGATCAATTACTTCGTATCCTGTACGGTATGTGTACACCTTTGCACGTGTCATATGTTTTGTGTATGGTGCATAGATTTTCTCGTTGATAGTGTTTGGCATGATAGCCTCCTGTATGTTTAAAGGTTTCTTAGTTCATGCAGGTTAGCATGTATAGACAGACTGAAACAATCTGTCCAAGATGTCAACCATTAAATTCCATGTTCACGTTTCCATGTTGTCCAAGTGATAGCCTGTAGTTCATGAGGCTTGACACCCACACGTTTCGCAGCCTTGACGTATGCCTCTTGCATCTCTCGGTATAGTTTCTTGCCCATGTTTGTCTTGTCACTGGTCAAGCCTTGACGGATACCTAGGGCGATGTTGTAAGCATGTCCGTCAATGGTGACCTCTGTCAAGCCCCTGATGTTTGAATAGAATGACCTGATCTTTTGTCCGTTCAGTCTGGTCAGTATGTCATCATCATCTGTCAAGTCATCTTCGAGTATTGACCAAGCCTTTTGTTTCATGGTGTTGTAGCATGAGACTTTGAAGTCTGTCAAGTCTTCACCGTTGATCCATGCTTGGCACATACGTTCGGTATCCTTGACGTTACGTTCCCATCTGTTGTTGGGTGATAGCGCAGCCATGACACCAATCACAGTATGAGTGTGAATAAAGTACTTGGTTGAGATAGCCTTGGCGTGTCGCTTTGCTCTGTCGTACCATTCGAGTCCATTGACGGTATCCTCTGGCGTTGCTCTACGGTATACTTTGAGTATGTTCCTAACGTGTTGTGTCATTATTCTTTTACCTCTGCGTATTTGGATGCTTGCCAGACTCTACCGCCTACACGTTCAAGCATTTCATCATAGTCTGTATCATTTGTACAGTCTCTGTCAAATACTTCTAGTATGCTTCTCAACATTTCGACACATGCAATCATGTCTTTAACTGTCATGTTTTCTTTGTTGATATACGGTATCTGTATTTTTTCTTTACGCATTGTTGTCTTTCCTTTCTGTTTCTGTTCTTTCACAGTGTCAGACAGTTTAGAGAATGTCAAGTCTTTAGTTTGTTTGTGTGATGCTAGGGCTTTCCACCGTAGCTGTCTGTATCGTTGGCTTACATTGATCTTGTATTGTGTCATTTCGCCACCTCTATAAAACCGAACCCACCACCGTTACCTTCTTCGTCCATGCTAAGGGCAAGGTCAACTTTCTGATCGCCTAACTGTAGAGTAAAGACAGGGAAGGGTGACAATGAAAAGGCTTCATCCTCCATGCGAAATCCAATAATTTTGGCACCCACAAGCTGTGAATAGTATTTGTTCATGTCCATTGGTCCTGTTCCTCTAGTATTGCGACGGTCCAACCGTCAATCTCTAACATCTCTTGTTCATCATTACACCATGCCTTGAATGTATCGTCAAGGTTTTCTTTCGGGTCTACGTTCACGTCTAGAATGTAGGCACCTGCGTCAAGGTGTAGGTTCATTGTAAAGTGCTCTGGTTTCAGTGCTTTCATTATTATCTTTCCTCTGTTGATTGATAGAGACACCCAAGGCGGGAGATTCCTCAGGTATCCGTAACAATCAACAAGACACACTTCACCCCAACTTTGACGGACTGATTCAAGTCACCGTTCTACAGCCCCCATGTGGACTCTGTGCGTGGCAAAGTATTTGTGCCTTGTCTTTCGTTTCTGTTCTTTCACAGTGTCAGACAGTTTAGAGAATGTCAAGTCTTTAGTTTGTTTGTGTCTGTAGGGCTTTCCACCGTACTTGTCTTAAGGCTTCAGCATCTAATCGGATCAAGGCGTTTCAGCTACTCGGTTAGAAGTTATTCGCTTTCGATGATTAAGTTATGACAGCATCAAAAACAAAATGCAATAGAAAAAAACGGATAGGTTAGACTATCCAAAGGGATAGCCTTATATAAGTATAATGTGTAATAACATAACACTCTAATAATTATACCAAGGGATAGCAGGGAACTATACGAAAGGATTCGTTATGTATCAGATAGTTAGAGGATTTACTTTGGGTGTGATCACATTTCCCATAAGAAATACTTTTGTGATCACAAATAGTACTTACGGATAGAATCTTACTCAAAGGGGCGGGGGTATAAATCCTTTAGGTATAGACCCTACCCGAAAGGGGGGCATGGGGGTGCTCTCTGTATGTACAATACGT